CCTAGCTTTACCTGATGTACGTCAAGTTAACTATGTTACAGAATACTTAGACTCATTAGCAGAACTTCACGCAGTACCACGTATTATAGTTCCATCAAACCTTGAAGGCGATGTTGACTTAAGAGCTGGGGGTATAACAACTTGGGATAGTAATGACCCTAACGGAAAGCCTATGGAATGGGCATCTGTAGGTGATTACAAGCTAGGCATGGAAATGGTTAACAGTAAGAAGGACATGATTAACGATGCCTTCTTTGTTAATATGTTCAAGATGCTTGCGTCAGATCCCTTATTAGATAAGCGTATGACCGCTTATGAAATCTCACAACGCCTTGCAGAAAAGCTTGAACAGTTTACACCAGTATTTGACCGTAGGGTCACTGAGTTCCTCAACCCTCTACTTCGTAGAGTTTTTGGTATTCTGTATCGTGCAGGCAAGTTTGGTACTCCTCCCGATTCTCTTCTTGTAGACGCTGGCGGTAACAAGCGTGGGCTTGCTCTACCTGAGATTACAATTACTAGCCGTATAAGTCTTGCGTTAAAAGCATTACAGAATCGCGGCATAGAACAGACTTTCCAATTTTTACAGCAGCTCATAGCCGTCAAACCGGAAGTAGCTGACAACTTTGACATGGACAAAATAGTTAGAGACTACAGCCGTAACGCTGGTATGTCTGCTGAACTGTTACGCGATATGCGGTCCATGATGGCTTTACGTCAACAACGCATGATGTTACAACAGCAACAACAAGCTCTACAAGCCGCCGAACAGCTTGGTAAAGCAGGAAAGGGTCTAGGTGGTTCACCTGACTTTGTCCAAGATGCTGCAAAGAACGCTATGCAACAATAACCTAAATAATGGAACAAGATACGCTCGCCACAGTTAGGGTAGAACAAGGCAGGATTGCCAATTCTTTTGCACAAATATTTGGACTACCGGGAAAGAGATCAGAAGCTCAAAACGTAGTCTTAGATCATTTGCAAAAATGTGCAGGAGACGATGGCAACTCTTTTAGATTCTCTGATGCTAAAGACGGCATAGCTATTATAGCAGCCGGCATACATAGAGACGGAGCACAATCACTTTTAAAAGTAATCAACAGGCAACTAGACCTTTCACAAAAGGTATGGGAGCCTAAGCCACAACCAATAACAAAAAGGTAATTATGTCAGCAGCCACACCAGCCTCTCCGTTTGAATTAACGGAAGATGGCAAAATCGTCAAAAACTATAAAGGTAAACAAACCGTTCTTGGTCATTACGACGAAGAAACTAAGCATCTTGAATTTGAGAATAAAGAAATCTCAATCAAGTATCGTTCACAAATCTTAACAGTAATAGGTGCAGACGGCGAAGGTACACATGCCTCAGGCCGTGTTGTACGTACTATGGGTGTTAAGGGAGAAAAGAGAGATGAGCCAAAAGCTAACATACCACCACGTCCAAAGATGGATCCTAATTTAGGTGAGGCTACACCAGTCGTTGTTGAATATTACTTCCAACATAAACCCAAAGAAGCTTATGTTCGTTACGGCGTTAAATTAGATGCTAACGGCGAGCCTGTGCGTGCTGCTGTACGTCGCAAGATTGTCGAAATTATTGATAACCGTAACTCCGATGATGATAACTTAGAAGAAATAAAGGTAGGAGCTAAGTCGTGGACTAAAGGTCCTATTACTCAAGGGGCACGCATAATTACACAAGAAAACGGCATTATAGCTTCTCGTGCGACACACATGACATTCTTGCCTGAAGAAGCAATAAACTATCAACCCGGCGTAGAAGGAGATGAAGATTTATGAGCCACAACATGAATACAGATAAACGTGATTTTATAGATGATGCAGCCATACAAGCTATGGTTGCTTTTCGTGAGAAGTTTGATTTCTCAGAAGAAAAGAATTACAAAGACTTAGCAGCTATGGCGTTTCACTTGGCGTATCAAATGTACGTAGAGCGTGAAGAGCGTTATTCTAAAGAAGTAGCTGTAAAAGAAACTACTAAATAATCTATGACACCCCACACGCCACTGTTTGATTCAATAACAGGGGATGTAGGTCAAGCAGGCGGTTCAGCCCCTGCTCTTGGCTTTGCGCCCACTCCTGTTGAAGCAAACACACCTAGTACACAAACTACAGCACAATCAGCCGTAAAAGAACCTTACTACAAGAGTTTAATTAACGCTGACGGTACACTTAATCATAAAGCTTTAGATAATCTACCTGACCATTTAGCTGCGTTAAAACCAACATTAGCTCGTCAAAAGAGCATGGATGATGTTTTAACTGTAATGACCAACCAGCAGGGTTTGGTAGGTAAGAAAGCGTTAGGACCATTACCACCTAATGCTACACCTGAGATGGTAAATGAGCGCAAAAGCTTATTAGACTCCATCAACGGCGTTCCTAAAGATCCTAAAGATTACGGCATAATTAAACCTGAAAACATATCTAGCGATCTATGGAATGAATCGTTAGCTATAGCTGCCGCAGAAATAGCACATAAGTATTCTGCACCTCCAGCTATGCTTAAGGACTTGATTGCCGTACAAACGTCAGAGTTACAAAAGCAATTATTAGCACAGCAAGACTACGAGCGTGGATTCTTTCAAAAGCAGCAAGAAGCACTTACACAAACGCTGAAGTTGGAAAACATTCCGCTTAATAAAGCACAAGAGTTAGCAGAACGTGGAGCTGTAAAGCTTGGTGCAGATTTACAGAATCCTGAAATACAAACCCTTATGAAGAACCATCATGTGTTCTTAATGGCTATGCGTCATGCATTAGCTACATCTGAGGACAAATTTGTATCTGGCGAATCTAAAACTGGCGTAGGTGGCGATCCTTCTGCTTTAGCTAAAGACGCTACAAGCAATAAAGCTAACCCTCTATATGCACCTTATTGGGATGCACAACATCCACAGAACAAGATGGCTAAAGAAACAGTTAACCAATGGCGTAAATTAGCCGCATCAAAAGGAGTTAGATGAAAATACCACAACCATTAGGCGATAAGCTTATAGCTCGTGCCGTAGAGCCTACCAATAAACAAGGTATGCTTATTATACCACCTAACTATTCACAAGCATTACGTACGCATTATAGAGCCGTAGTAGTAGCATCTGGCGCAAAAGCTAAGGACATAGCTCCTGTAGGCAGCATTATTCATGTGTCAGAATCATGGGGTGAGAAGTTTATTTACGAAGGTAATGCCTTCATTAGCGGTCGCTTACGTGATGTAAACGGCGTTGTAGAAGGTGAAGTGTTGACAGTGCCAGAAAGTATTCTAAGTTAGCCCTCGTCCCCCAACTTATAAAACATCATGGCTATCAACACAGCATTTTCTCCTAACCCAGACCTCGTAGCACAGGTAACAGGTTCAGGCCAACCAGCACCCGGAGCAGGAACAACAGGTTTAGCTCCTACATACGCATCATCGATTGAACTTGCACCAACACTGCAATACTCGCGATTCGTAGCAATTAACACTACATCAGCAGTAGGTAATGCTACTATTACAGCAGCATACATCCCACAAGCTGGAGCACGTTTAGTTGTACAAATCAACAATGACTCAGGTGGCGCACGTACTATTACGTTTTCTACCGGATTCCGTGTTACTGGTACAGTGGTAGGTACAGCTTCAAAAGCTATAGTTGTTACTTTCTGTTCAGACGGAACAACTTGGAACGAAGCAAGCCGCACATCAGCAGCTTTAACTTGATTTAATTAGCATAACACTAAAGCACTTGACTTAACTGTCAGGTGCTTTTTTTATGCCCATAGACAGAGTAGAGGACAACCAGCGCAAGCTGACCCAGCGATCTGTCGAACAACTTTGTTCGATGACCGATCCTTATGGGACAACCGGAGAGCGAACGTACAACACACGTACGGCTCACACCGTATAAATTCAATTAATTCCTTACTCACATGGCTGGTGCAATATTCTCATTACCTCCCCACTACGAGACGGCGTTCGATGATAACTGGCGCGAAATTATGGCGCAGCAAACCGATCACCGCTTGGCTGGGATGTACATTTCAGACAACGTAAACGGCAATCAAAAGCGTTTCGATCAAATCGGCGACCAATCTTACGCAATGCGTCAGATTACAGCCCGTGCTCAAAAATCTGAGCCTTCCGACATTCCTACATTCTTCCGTTGGGTCCGTCCTCGTCCGTATGACAAGACCACATGGATCGACTACTTTGATCATATCCTTCTTGGTCAGCTCCCTGACCCACAGTCTCCAACAGCTAAGCAACATGCTATCGCTGCTAACAGACAGAAGGACATCATTGCAATCAATGCTCTATTAGGAACTAACTACACTGGTGCTCAAGGAACAACAGCTACAACGCTGCCTTCTTCACAAACAGTTGGTGTTACTTATGGATCAGGATCTGCAAACTCAGGTCTGCAACTCGCTAAATTAACGCAAGCTTCCTATATCATGGATAGCAACGACGTTAAGGAAGAGGGTCGCGTATTCATCTATGCTGCAAAAGAGTTGAACAACTTAATCACTAACGTAGATCAAGTTAACTCAGTTCTTTACAACGATGTTCGCGCATTACGTGACGGTACAATCCGTGACTTCATGGGCTTCCATTTTGTACGCACCCAGTTGGTTCCTTTCCAATCTGGCTCTTCAACAATCCGTACCTGTGTAGCTTACCAAAAAGATTTCCTCTTAATGGGAATAGGCGAAGACGTACGTACCCATATCGATATCTTACCTATGCAATCACACGCTATCCAAGTTCGCACTGCGCTCTTGATGGATGCGACTCGTATGGAAGAAAAGGGTGTAGTCCAAGTAAATTGCGACGAATCCGTTTAACCATTAACATAGGAGACAACTAACATGGCTATCTATTATACAGACGTAGCGTCTAATCAAATCCAAGGTGTCAACTTTCCGGGCCAAACTGGTCAGGTAATGTTAACAACTCAACCGGGTGTACAAAACAACCCTATTCTTGAAGGTCCGAGCAGAATTACCGCAACATACACATGGACCGGTAACGAAGCACAATACGACATTATCAACATTGCTATCATACCTTCTGGTGCAATGATCGATCCTAACGGACGTGTTTCCAGTGGCACAACAGCTCCTGCGACAACATTAACATTAGCGATTGGTGATAACGATCAAGGTTTGGCATCTAACTTGCCAATCCCAAATCCACAAACAGCACCTAATTCATTAACTGTTATCCAAGCTCCAACTTGGGTTTCAGGAACTGTTTATGCTGTTGGTCAAATTGTATTGGACGCAACTTCAAGCCCTGCAAACCAAACATATACTTGTATCAAAGCTACTACTAGCTCACAAACGACAGCTCCACACTCGGATACTACATACTGGATTGCAAATTCAGTACGTTATTCGACAGCTATCAACTGTGCTGGTGCAAGCGGTAACGTATCTACAACAGGTGGTACAGCGCTATACGCTCCATACCTCGTGTCTGAAGATTGCTGGTTACAAGCACTTGTTGCTACTATTGGTAGTCCAGTTGCAGGAACAGTCAGTGTGTTCCGCTTCGAGATCATCGATAACAACTAATTGGGTTAGTGGTTTGACGTAATTAAAACCTGCCCCATAGTTGCGTTGTGGCGACGTAGCTATGGGGTTTTTCTTTTTCCATGTTTTCAACACTATCACCGACAGACATTGCAAATTCAGCACTATCTAAAATAGGTGCTCAGGCTATTCAGTCTTTAACAGATTTGAGTAATGCGTCGGCTATTGCTTGTAACAATAACTTCCAGTTGGCGTTTGAGACCGTAGCTCGCGCAACACGATGGAACTGCTTGATTACTACGGCTAATTTAACACCTGTAGCGCAGACTCCGTTGCCCCCAGTAAGCCCTACCCCTGCATCAATCCCTTGGGCTCCGTATACGTCATATACTGCCAACGTATACCTTTCTTATGGCAACGCTATATATACCACTGAGTACGCATACACATCCACGGGCAATTTTACTAATGACCTCACTTCAGGTGCTCTTGTACAAGCTGATTATCCGGCGTACAATGCGTTCGGAGGATATCCAGACGGAACTCAGTATCCCTCTGGTTGGTCTTACGCTTTTTCTTTGCCTAGCGACTTCATATTGCTTGATACGATAAATGCTAACACGGACAATGATGCTGGTTACGGCAACATGGGTTCAGATGAGTATGAGATTATGGGTCAGCTTATATACTCAAACACACAGCAAACATCTATAAAGTATGTTTCTAATAATCAGGATACGACACGCTGGGATCCGTTATTTGCAGACTGCGTAACATATAAACTAGCGTCTATGATTGCTACAGCTTTACGTCAAGACGGCGGACAGACAGCAGCCAGTATGCTAGGTACGTACAAGCAGCTATTAGGACAAGCAATTACCAAGAACGCAGGCGAAAAGAAGCCTTACAGATTCCAACCAATCAATTCTTCAAGATTCGTAGCTTCACGTTGGAATTTTATCAATGGCTAAAACAACAGACAGCCAAGTTACCTTTTCTGGCGGTGAATTTAGCCCAAGGCTAGATGCTCGCATAGATCAAGAAAAGTATCGCTCTGGTGCAAGGCACATAGAGAACATGATACCTTATAAGCAAGGTCCGCTTACCCGTAGACCCGGCACACAATACATAGCACAGGCAAAACTAAAGAACGGCTACAGCACAAATTACGGCGTAAGGCTTGTTAAGTTTATATACAGCACGACAACAACTTTTATACTAGAATTAGGTAATAACTATATACGCTTTTACAGCAACGGACAGCAGGTGCAAAGTAGTGGTACGCCTGTAGAAGTAAGCACTCCGTACAGCGCATTAATTACCGGCAACAAGTACGCTACAGATATATGGCAACTAAATTACTGTCAGATAAATGACGTAATATATTTTACTAGCCCTAAATATCCTGTCTACAAGCTAACACGTATATCAGATACTAATTGGACGTTTACACAGGTGCAGTTTTTAACACCAGCGTTGCTAGATCAAAACGCTACACAAATTAGTATATCTGCCACATCTAATTTT